CATTAACAATTATCATTAACTTGTATGTTATAATAAACTTGTGAATAGTCCAGAGCAAGCCCCGGAAGGGCGGACGTGCGTAGCTCGCGCAGGAAATTCACGGGCGGGTAATGGTTGGGAATTATTAATGAGGTGTAATATGATATCAGGAATCGATATAAGTCAATATCAAGGAAGTGCGTTTAACACCGAGAAAGCAAAAGCGGAGGGCTTCGACTTTTGTATTTGCAGACTTGGAGGCGGGCTTCCGGGATTTAATCAGGATAAGTATTTTTTGGATAACTACATAAACTGCAAAGAACAAGGTCTGAAAGTTGGGGCTTATGTATACGCAAACGGTCTTAATGAAGAAAATTATTTCCTTGATGTTTTTGCTTATGAGACAGCAAGTAGACTTGACACTTTACAATTAGAATATCCGGTATTTTTAGACGTAGAAGCCGCTAGTTGGAGAAATCGTACTAAAGAAGTTAATACAGCAGTCATTAAAAGAATACTTGATAAAATGGAATCATATAATCTTTTTGTTGGCGTATATTCCTCTCAGGATTGGTTCAAAAATTGTGTAAATTATGATGAATTGTATGGCAGATATGTATGCTGGGTTGCTAAATGGAGTACAACGCCGCCGAATATAGGATATGATTTATGGCAGTATGGCGGCGAGACGAATCTAATACGTTCTAATATTGTTGCGGGCGTAATATGTGACCAGAACTATAGTAAATATGATTATTCTGAAATAATACCGAAAACTAATTGCAATGGATGGGCGGATTTAACCTGCGATATAAACGGAGATGGTAAAATAAACAGTAAAGATATTGTTGCAGAGATGAAAGCAGTTGCAGATGGAACAGGTGGTAAGGATGTAAACGGAGATGGTAAAGTAAACAGTAAAGACATTGTGAAAATAATGAAGGAGATAGCCGATAAATGACAATTACAGATGTTACACAAATTATAGCAAATTTAGGTTTTCCTATTGCCGCATGTATAGCATTGTATATAATGAATACCAAAACAATTAATAAATTAACAGAAGCTGTTGAAGAATTAAAAAAATTAGTGGAGAGGTTACACAATGGAAATTAGCGAAATATTCAAACTAATAGATGCAGGATTTACAAAGGACGAAATAATAGAATTGTTAAACCCTGTGGAAGAACAGCCGGAGGATGTAGAAGTTGTCGAGTCGGCACCGCCGGAAGAAACAGCGGCAGGGTCAAATATGGATTATATTAAGGATTTACAGAAGAGTATTGACGATTTGAAAAAAACGATTATTGCTACTAATCAGCTTCGCGATTTAGGCGGAGAGAAGAATACAACTATAGACGATATAAACGATTATATTATTAACGGAAGGAATAAGAAATAATGGCAAGTGTAAATGAATTGAATTTTAATCAGGTATCAACACTATTAACATCGATTGTTAAGCAGGCTACGGGTCAGAGTGTACTAACTCCTACAAATACCAGTGACTTTGTATCAGTAGCTACAACAGCGCTAAAGAATGGCACTGACCCGGTAATGTCAGCAATAACACAAATGGTATCAAGTACTATATTTTCAATTAGACCATATTCTGAAAAATTTAAGGGTTTAAGAGTGTCTTCGGAACGTTGGGGCAATATTGTCCGCAAACTCAATATTGCCGACGGAGCGTATATTGATGATACAGCATTTGCTTTGCCAGAGGACGGGCAGAGCGTAGATATGTATAAACTCCGCCGTCCAAATATATTGCAGACTAACTTCTATGGAGCGAATGTGTTCAGTATTGAACGGTCATATTTTAGGGAACAGTTGGAATGTGCGTTTACGAGCCCCGAAGAGCTGGCAAGTTTTTATTCTATGGTTACCGGAAATATTATGGATATGATAGAAACAGCGCATGAAAATCTTAAACGTGCAACGCTGTCCAATTTAATTGGCGGAATTGTGTCCGGCGGGGGTGACGAACAGAATGTTCATTTGCTGACTGAATATAACGCAAAGACCGGCGGGGAATATACAGCGACAACCATTATGGCACCGGATGTATACCCCGATTTCATGAAATTTGTATATGCTCGAATAGCTACAGTTTCAGCGCTTCTTACAGAACGTTTACAGCTTCATCATATCAATGTTACGGGCAAAGCTATTACACGTCATACACCTTATGAAAACCAGAGATTGTATATGTATGCTCCGGCAATGTATGAAAGCACAGCTCGCGCAATAGCCGATACTTATCATGACACGTTCCTGCGTTATGCTGATCATGAAACGGTTAATTTCTGGCAGGCTGTAGATACTCCAGACACTATTAATGTTACCCCGTCATATCTCCAGGCTGACGGAACTATTACTACGCCAAGTGATGCAGTGTCGGTTCCGAAGGTGTTCGCTCTTCTTTGTGATGAGGAAAGCTGCGGAATGACAGTATGCAATGAATGGAGTGCAGCAAGTCCGCTTAATATTTCAGGCGGTTATTATAATGTTGCATGGCATTTTACGGATAGATTTTTTAACGACTTTACCGAAAATGCTGTAGTATTTACAATGGATTAATATTATGCAAGTTACGTTATATTCAGGATTTGGAAAGCGGAATAATTCAACCAAAACACCCTCCACAGAGGGGGTTACATACACCGGAACGCTGAAAGATAATTGTACAATACTAAAACCTATCATTATCTTTCAGGCTGCCGGGGCAGTTGATTATTTACCTGCAAGCTATAATTACGCTTATATTGATGCTTTTGAGAGATATTATTTTGTGACGGAATGGGAATGGGTGGAACGGAATTGGATTGCAACACTTGAAGTTGACCCTATGGCATCATATAAGGGGGATATTGGAACAAGCACACATTATGTAGAGCGTTGCAGTGGAGAATATAATGGACGTATAGTTGATACAGTGTATCCGGTAATGACAAATCCAACAGTGAACATAACTGATATCACATCTCCATGGATTGACAAGTTTTATTATGTTGTAGGAGTTTCCGGGGGTGGTGGAAGTACCGGCATAACTTATTACATTTTTTCATCAGAGCAGTATAAACAGTTTATAGATAGCGTTTATAACTCGTCTGCATGGTGGCAATTATCGGATGTTGATATTGCATATGACCCGGCGATATTTAATCCGTTGGATTTTATAAAGTCAATTAGATTATATAAAAGCTCTTTTGGGGGTACAAGCACAGAAACTGTTAATATGGGATATTGGAAAGTGCCAGCATTATGCAGAATAATACCTGATAATCATTCATATTCAAGTGTTCAAAGAACCGTAACTTTACCACAACATCCACAAACTGCGAGTCGTGGAAGTTATGTTAATTCTGATTTGTTTACAAAGCGGGTATTGTCTGTTAAACCCTTTGGCAAAATTCCATTAGATTGTAGTCTAATCGCTGATGAAACATCTATCAAAATCTATATAGGCATTGATGCATTTTCCGGTAGAGGGTGGTTACGTGTTTCCAATGGCAACGATTCGATGATTCTTGCAGAATCTGAGGCGCAAGTTGGAGTTGACGTATTACTAAATGTTCAAGCGGTTTCGGGGTTGTCCCGAGATCTTGCAGTTGCAAGTAGTGCAATGAACGTTATAAGCACTATTACCGGCGGCTCAAATATGACGGTAGAAACAGGATTGAGCACTTGGGCGGCAATTGCCGGAGTACCGCTTATTCGTGAGACTGGAACAGGTGGGGATTTAGCAACATTTTCTTTTGCTGAAAGTAATAGATTATGTTCAGCATTTTATTCAATAGCTGACGAATATAATTCGGAGTTTGGCCGTCCATATTGCGCACCGGCGGTATTAAACACTGTTGGAGGATTTATTAAGTGTACAAATGCAGAGGTCGAATTCCCATGTCTTGCAACGGAGCGTGCAAAAATTGAAGAATATTTGAATGGGGGATTTTTCTATGAATAGTGCGCCGTATTCATACGGTAGCATCATGCTTGAAACGGCACCTGTTACGCCGTCAACAATACATGTAACGAATACCGCGTTGTCAGCATTTTTCAGACGTTATTTATTTTCTGATTTATTAAGTGTTTGGGAATGGAAAATCCCGGAGAATTGGGATAGCAATTATTTCAAAGCTGTTCTATTCTCATGGGGATATTTTGCAATTATTGATACTCCGGCATTCGGTATAATTCCACAACAGGCGGGATTAAAAGGATATAATGTGCAGTATCAACCTACTAATGCTGTAATTTCTAATCCGAGAATAAATCAAATACTTGAACCTGTAATCGGTGAAGAATGTGCGGTAATCAGAATACGTCCCGATTACTGCGGAATGCTCGACCTTGTAAATTATTACGGCGATATGATGGCGTTGACGGCAGAAACACTTGATACTAATATACTGAATTCAAAACTTGCTTATGTGTTCGCTTCTGATAATAAAGCCGGAGCAGAAACATTTAAGAAGTTTATGGATAAAATTGCCAGTGGTGAACCTGCGGCATTTATAGATAAAAATTTATTTGATGAAGAACATAACCCCCATTGGGTAAAGTTTAATAATGAAATTCGGAATAATTTTATAGCAAATGATTTACACGGACTTCTTAAAAATCTGTATAATGATTTTCTTAATAGAATTGGAATACCTACAGCGAATACGGATAAAAAAGAGCGTCTTATAACTTCGGAGGTTAATGCTAATACACAGCAGTCATTTTCCGCAATGGATATGAGTTTAAAGGAGGTCCAGCGAGGTATTGAGCAGGCTATAGAAATATTCCCTGAACTTGAGGGTAATCTGTCGGTTAAATGGAGGGTAGAAGTTAATGGACGCTTGTCTTTCAATAATGGGAATAATCAACTCAACGCTTCCGACAACAGCTGACTTTGAGGATTTAGCTTCAAAATTTAAAAGCTGGTTTAATGTATCCAGTAGTTGGATATCAACACAGCTCGCCGGATATATTCTTATAAATACTGCGGAGCTTGAATTCATATTTCCCGAACCTAAATTTGCTGAAATTGCTATTAGTACATGGGCTCAAGTAAATGATGTGAGATTTACGGAATTATATAATACCACTACTGTGGAATTCTATAATTCGTTTGAACCTCTTGAAAATTACAATATGGAAGAGACAACTACGCAAGAGGATACTAATACCGGAACTGATACGCATACACACAGTGGAGGGACAACCACTGAAGATAGTATTACAACTAATGATACCGGCACAGTATCAGACAGCGGGGATGCCAGTCGTGACGGAACTACTACGCATAAAGTATCGGCATTTAATTCATCAACATTAGCGGATGCGCATAGTGACACTGATAATTTTAGTACTACTTCTACTAATACCAGAACTGACAATTTAACGCACACAACTACAGAGGAACACACATTTAAGGATACCCAAAAGCTTGATATTAGCAGAAATGATGTGTTAAATCGTACAGTAACGCTAAGTCGTCACGGAAACATCGGAGTAACCACAAGTCAGCAAATGGCGCAAAGTCAAAGAGACTTAGTTATGTTCGATTTTAATAAATATGTATGTGACGAATTTAAAAATGAGTTCTGTATTTTGTTATATTAAGAGGTGAAACAATGTACTATTTTCCTTATACTAATTTTCATGACTTAAATTTAGATTGGATTATTGAATATGTAAAATCCGCTAAAAGTGAAATAGAAGATTTAATAAATCAATTTGAAAACTTAATAGTTCAAACGACCGGCGATTCAACAAATAAGGTGATGAGCCAAAACGCTGTAACGGAACAGTTGAATTATTTAAGCTCCAGAATTAATACTCTTAATACTACCGTAGAAGAATTGACAGCGAAACTCAATGAGGATATTGCGAATTTAGCAGAATTTGAAACTGAAACAGATTCAAATTTTTCATCTGATAGGAATAGACTATCAACTATTGAGAACGCTATTACACGTTTTTATGTTTATGTTAGACATACTGAAACGGAGACTACTATAAATGTATCAATGTCCGAGTTACTAAATTACCGCACCAGATCTAACGTTCGATATTATATACAGGATGCTGAACACAATTTTACCAGATATGCATATGAAGCATACTCCCCGACATCAACGGCTGTTATGTTACAGACGTTACCTTTTGGTAATGAAAACTGTGTATATCGTGCTACGTTATATCCAGATGGACGAAAGTTATATTCAGCTGTTCCGCTGGTGGAGGTTTCTAATACACCAGGTCAAAGTCAAACTTCGGTAATGTCGCAGCAAGCTGTGACGGATTTTGTCAATACTTCCAATTTGCCGAGGTATCCACGATATGAAATACAGTCTGACGGAGAGACAATACCGTCAGGGACAGCTTACCATATTACAAAATATTTTAAATGCTATAGTCGTTAATAATTATTCACCACAAATTTATTTGAATATTACTACGGACAATGTGACTGAACAATTATATGTTGACAGTGCAAATAGTACCGGATATGTTCTCCGAAATAATAACTATATTATTAAATATACGACCAGACCGTCCGTAACTATAGAACCCGTTGAAAAAGTGTTTACTTCTTCAGTTACAGGGGTCGTCCGAATAGCTGAGGGTGCAGAAACAGGATATAACATATTAAAAATAATCGGAACGGATGTCGATTTAACAAATTATTATATTGTTGACGCTGATATTACAAATTTAATAGGTGGAGTCTCAACATTAATTTCCGTGTCTCCCGTATCTGGACATCCTGTAATATTAATATATACAAATGGCGTAGCATTCTCCGGCAGTTGGACTGTCACTTGCAGGCATAAATAAAGCGGGCGCAGCCCGCTTTATTTTTAAAATGGACAATAATCTTGGTCATTATTGTCTTTTGATTCAGTAGCATTCTCCTTTGATTCTTTAGATTTCCCGCGCACAATAATAATGTTGTCGACATATATCAGCATATTATAATCAAGCGACTTTTTAGGTTTATCAACCACTCCCTCAACTATAATCTCCGAACCTTTAGGAATGAATTTCAAAAGGTTTTCTACCCGTTTTTCAGCTATAAAAATGTCATAAAATATAGTATCATCAAACCTTTTATTAGCCAACGTATTTACAGCAAATATATTGTTTTTAGAATTCGTTAGCTTTGCCCAATCTTTGCATAATCTCCCGTGAATAATTGTTTTGTTGTACATTTTCTTTCTCCTTTAATAATTAATATTTATCTATATTTAAAATATAAGATACTAACCCATATAATAGCAATAATTATTGCTATTATTAACCTAATAGCCCAGAATTTTAATAATTCCATCCATGTAAAATTATTTTTCATTTACACACCTCAATACATTTTTATATATTTTAATAGCAATTTTAATAGATACCCCTTTTCCGCTTCGGCTTCGCCAAAATATACAGCGTTTACAATACTTCTATATTTATTACGGAATACCAGTATGTCGTATTCATTAAGCTTGAATTCTTTAGGTGCTCCGCTTTTATGTGTTGACAAGTAGTACGGTTTTTGCCTGGATTTATGCCTGTATACTGTGATTTCACCTATTGTTACGACTGGTATATATTCAGCAAGCGGACGTGACACGTCTAAGAAGCTATCCATATCCTCAAAAAGATTATCAATCGCTTGATTCGCAAATGCCGTATCTTTCGTATATTTATATAATGCTGTTTTCTTTTTGCGCTCGCTTATTGGCGAATTTAGATATAAAGCTATTAAACGTTCATGTTCTCTGTCTATTTTCAATTCCTTTTTATTACGGTACATCTCCATAATTGGACTTATCATATTAAGCGTCAAAAAGTAGTCATTGTTTAAAATTGTAGAATTGCATATGCTAATAACGCGGAGTGCAGGGCGACCCTCTAACTCTCTATTACGATTGATTGTCTCATAAGCATTGAAGAACGTGAAAGCCTCGCCATTCATGCTTTGCCCCTTTAATGTCTGAGGTATCGCCTCATCCTGTATTATAAAATCAATGTCCGTCATATCACCACCGCGGAAATTCGCAAAGGTTGATAAGCTCATCATATATCCGAGGCATTCGCCCCACGCTTTGCCGTCCTCATCAGCATAATAAAAGCTATAACAGTCATCGCCATTCGGATATGGTCTAATGTCTATTCCTTTATCAGTATTTAGTTTTTTAAATACATTGAACGCGTCGGTTGACAGCTTTTTAACTTCAGAAGCTTTACGCCTTAGCAGTATAAATTTAGTATGATGCTTTAATACTATTGTTTCCAGTATAGTATAAGTCTTTCCGATTCCTCGACCGCCAATTAGCCACATAAACGGCAATCCCTTACTTAACAGATATTCAATATCTGGATATCCTGACGGCTGATATAATTTACTTTTCTTTACTCTATCCATCGTATCTTTTCCATATCAAAATAATTTTTCCGCAACCATTCAAGGGATGAATTGCTGATACGTTTCAAAATATCTTCTATATCTATACTTGTACTGAGCTTATACGTTGTTGGAACAATTGCAACATTAGACGATATATGAAGATTATGCCCGTCAATTTGTAGATCTATGTCCGTATCATTATCATTATAAATAGCCCGAGTCCCTCCGGCTTTACTCCAGATGAAACCTTCCTTGAATTTCTCAATATCGCCGAGTTCTTCCGCGCCGGACGGAGTAGACCCCTTTCTATTCTTATTGACACCCGCCACAGTCACTTTTAATTCTCCGTCCTTAACCTGTGCGTACTTCTTTGCCCCCAGAGTGACGAATTTTTCGCTCACTCCCTCGTTTTCATATACCCCCATATAATGAGCACCCCCCTTTATGTCAACCGCCTTGTAGCCCAATTTTTGAGCCTCTGCGACCATGCGGTTATTATAATCGGCAGGCGTATAATTTCCGATATATTTTACACTATCTGTATCCGCATATACAAAATCTCTTCCGACGATCCACATAAAAGCTTTTAAGTCCTGACGAGCATACGCCGTAACCCATACGCCGACAGCATACGGGAGAAACGGCGACCTCTTCATTTTAGCAAGTTTCTCCTCTTTTGTGTCGATGAGATAATATTCATCAGTTGATGAAAGATATGCTATATCATCTTTCAAAGTGTTTTGTACGGTCATACCATACAAAGCGTTGATTTTCTTCTTGGATTCCGCATATGCCATGTTATCCTGCCCACCTTTTAACTCAGTCTTTTTTATAAACAAATCAATTACAAGTTGTCTAAATTCCAAAGGTAAATAGCGTTTGAGAGATTTATAACATTCTATTATTGTTATATCCTGCAAAGAAATGTTATAATCCTCTAATAAAATCGTTAAGTCAATTTCTGTAATAGTTGTCTCTAAACTCTCGGCGTATAATATTCGTCCGTTATCAAGCAAATAGTTTTTTATGTTCCTACACTTACTAAACGATATATAAGGCTGGTGCCATTTCTTAAGTTCTACATGTTCCAATCGTACACGGAATACGTATCCGAATTTTTCCGAATTGAGCATAATTGTTTTAATATCATCGGTTGTTTCTCTAAATTCCGTAAGCGGGAATTTTTTATTTACCAGTTCGTAAGGGTATGAGCTTTCGCGGTCATAACTGCCCACATTTTCTAATATCTTACCCGCATAAAACCTGTTTGCATGTGTGTCTCCTCCTCGAAAAGCTTCACGTAACAATTCAAACACATGTAATGTGGGCACTAAACCGCGTAATATTCCGTTATATGGGAATAACACCTTTTTTGCCATTCGCCGAACATATCCTGTTGAAGTATATGGAATTGTATTTAGGGTGTCTCCATTAGCTTTTAACAAAGCTTTAATAGCGCATGATAGTCCTACAACATCATTACGCATATAAATTAAATCTTCAGTTTCTATTTCCGTCCAAGGATAACGTACTACATCGTAATTCATTTCCGTTTTCTGTAACGCTTTAGGAACGTTCATATCTTTCATAAACCGTTCAAGACCTGTTCCCGCAAGCTTGTAACTACAACGAAATTCCACTTTACCCCACACACAGTACAAAGGTTCTCTAACGTCAACTAAAAACACATCTTTTCGGTCAAACTCATGAATGCCCTTTAAAAATTGGAATTCGTGAGCTAAATTATGTACGTATATAATCATCCGTTTTTTGTCGGGAATTATTGCATTTAAGTCATTAATTACATTTATAAAATCTTCCCAAGTTCGGCCATATATTACCGGCATGCCCCATATATGCAACTGCCATATATACATGAACGCGTGAGTTCCGTCTTTGTATTCAGTTTTGCTCGTTTCTATATCCCATGACGCTATTACTTCCAGATACTTATTAACCGATTTCGTTAATAATATTTTGGACATTCTTGTGTTTAGCATCTCCATTAATGAATGCACAAGCAAGTTCCTCCGAACTATAAATGTCTATAAGCTTTGTATTCTTAGCAGCTGACATAAAATCCGCAAACTTATTATACTGTGATATGCTGATGTTATATTTATGTCTGCGAAGTGTTTCGACTGACTTTCTTCTAATTTGCCGTAAGCCGGCAATACTCGCGAATTTGTTTTTGTATAAATTCTCTGCAATTTCACGATAAAAGGGTAAATCCTCTTCCGACACATCCTTAGGAGCTTCTAAATCAAATAATCCGCTTTTAAGTACTTTATCATACTTTGCCCATTCCTTTGAAGCCGAAAACCTTTGCTCGCGCTTCTTAAGAATATAATACAATCTCCGGTATTCTTGCCTATCTGTCATTTGAGTTATCCTCTGTCATAATATCTAAACATTCTTTAACTGTCGACAGCTTCGCTTGATAGATATCAGTTTCCAAACTATTCTTGCATACACTATAGTGCCGACGGTACATTATTTCATAATAATTATATAATTTAATCATTTTATCCGTTTTTGTCATTGTCTAAAACTCCCCATACTAAAACGTTGTAGTCGTCGTCAACTCTACATTTTGCCAGCCCTGACTTACTATTAACACATTCATATATTGAATTTAAGTCCTCTTGATGAATTCCGCCTTTTAAAAAATGAGTGTATATATCACCGTTTGACGCGCGAAATGTTATAACATCGTCACCGTTCATAAACTCAATTTCTTGAGGTGCTAATAACACCGTTTTACTTCCTATGTGATAATCTAATACGCAGTAGCCGATTGAATCGTATAACAATACGGTGTAATACCCTGTACATTCGTCATCCAATGCATAACCCCGATATATAAAATAATCTTCACATACTTTATTTAATCGGTCGATTTCATCCCACGTATGAAGCTCAAAGTCATAATCCATACCTAAAGCGTCTTTAAAGTGTTTGTATTCGTTCATATCTGCACTCCTTTCGTTGATGAATATAGTATAACAAAAAAATATTTCAACGTAAGATATAAATTGTAAATGATTAATACTAATTGTATTGAATTTATGTTAAGATGTAGTTAGCATATGCTAACTATAGTAATTATGAATTTCGTTAAAAA